ATGGCTTGTCTGGGTGGGCAACATAGTGTGCCTCACTTAACTCGTGGTCGTTCTTGGAGACAGAAGTACAACCCTAAGACTGGAGGAAGAACTCCTCTCATATTAGACGGCGGTCTTGAAGTATCCCCTTTATCTAACACTAATTTTCAGCAACTTGACTTTGATGACAGCCTAAAAACCCTGGAATCTAGAATTTTGCAAGCTATGGGAGTTCCTCCGGTATTATTAGATGGAGGAAATAACGCAAATATAGCGCCCAACACTAAGTTGATGTATCATCAAACTGTGATACCCTTAGTAAAGAAATTCGTATCCGCCTTCGAAAGATACTTTACCTATGATATAGATTTAGTTACACAGAAAGTAATGGCCTTACGACCAGAATTAAAAGATGAGTCGCAGTACTACTCGACTTTAGTAAATAATGGTATTATGACAGGTGCAGAAGCTAGAGAACTGCTGAGATTAGAGCCTCTAGACGATGATAACTTAAATGATATTAGGATACCGGCTAATGTAGCAGGAGCTGCAACAGGTGTAGCCGGTCAATCAGATGGAAAACCTGCACAGGATACCTCAGAGGAGTAAAGATGACACAGCAAGACCAATTAGAAGTATTAATTGAATTCTTTAAAAAGAACGACCACGAGTTAAGTGAGGCACACTATGTTGCCCACCCAGACAAGCCAATTTCAGTTAAGCTACTTAAAAGAATGTGGGGAGCTGGAAACGCTTACTTAAGAGCTAGAAGACGCGCAATCGAAGCTATTGAAGCTACGCCTAAAGCTGCTCCTAAAGCTGCTCCTAAAGCTGCCCCTAAAGCTGCACCTAAAGCTGCACCTAAAGCTGCACCTAAAGCAAAAACTAAGGCAAAAGCTAAGGCTAAAGTAGAAGTAGTAAAAGAACAAGAACAAGAAGAGACGGGAAAAGAATAAGACACAATCTTAGGAGTTAATTTATGAACAATAAATTTGAATTACATACCCATTTTACAAAAGCAGTTTCTGATGAAGAAGGTGTTCTACGTATAAAGGGTTACGCAAACACGACTACTAAAGATCGAATGGGGGATGTAATCCCTATGGACGCATGGACAAAATCAGGAGCTTTGGAAAATTTTCTAAAAAATCCTATTGTCTTGGCTTACCATGACCATTCACAGCCTATAGGTAAAGTGGTAGAACATTCTATTACAGACCAAGGGCTGGAAATAGTAGCCGAAATTAGTAAAGCCGCAGGGAATGTCGCAGACCTCATTAAAGACGAGGTCTTAAAAACTTTCTCTATTGGATTTTCTATTAAAGACGCAGACTATGACAACGCTAAGGATATATTCACGATTAAAGATCTTGAACTATTCGAAGTTTCAGTTGTATCGGTACCTGCAAATCAAGACTCTACATTCTCTGTAGCTAAAACATTAGACACAGATGATTTGGATGAATTAAAAAAGAAGTACGGGACGTCAGAGGCACAGGCTGAAGACACTATTAATAAAGAAGCAGCACCTGTTGCTGATCAAAAGGAAGAACTAGAAATGGACAAAAAAGAACTAGAAGCTTTATTGGCTAAGACTGCAGCAGACGCAGCTACAGCTGTAACAGCTAGAATGGAAGCTAAAAAAGCTGAAGAAAAAGCAATCGCAGACGTAGAGGCTAAAGCAGCTGCTGCAGCAGAAGCTAATAAAACAATCGCTATCGAAGCGGGTGCTACAGGCGCAGAGCGCTTAATGGCAGAGATCACTAAGAAGATGGAATCTGAAACTTCATCTCTTAAAGACATCGTAAATGAAATGGGCGAAGAGCTTAAAGCTAAATCTGCAGAGATTCAAGCTATGCAACGCTCTAAGATGACATTTGCTGACGTTAAAGAAGGACACATCGCTATCGAAGATGCTGAAAAAGCATTTTTACTAGCTACTGTTACTAAGAAAGGAATGTTTGATACTAAGTACGGCCAAGGTTTAGTACAGAAATTAAACACATCTTCTTCTGCGCAAGTATCTTCTGATAAGTACGAGCAAGAAGTATCTACTAACCTTGAACGTGATATCCAAGAGAAACTAATTGTTGCTCCGATGTTCCGTACAATCGATATGAACCAAGCTACAATGGTATTGCCAATCGCTCCAGATGCAGCAATGGCTGACTGGGTTTCTGCTTCTACTTACGGTAATGATACTACTACAGGTGCTGAGAAGACTACTACACTAACAGAAATCTTACTACAGACTCATAAGATGGCTTCTAAGTCTTACTTAACTGACGAGACTGACGAAGATGCAATCATCCCATTACTACCTCTAATCCGTGACGGTTTAGTACGTGGTCATGCTCGTGCAACTGAGAACGCACTACTTAACGCTTCTGTAGCTGCTTCTACTGGTCCATTTGATGGTCTAATTACTATGGGTGCTAGCTACTCTAACGGTATTAAAGTTGGTACAGCAGGTACTGGTAAAGTAATTGCTAAAGACTTACTACAGACACGTCGTATGCTAGGTAAGTGGGGTCTTGACCTTTCTTCTCTAACTTGTGTTGTAAACCAAGAGACTTACTGGGACTTACTAGAAGACGATAACTTTGCTCATTTGAATGAAGTTAACGGTCTTTCTACTAAGATCAACGGTCAAGTTGGTTCTATGTACGGTATGCCAGTAGTTGTTTCTCCGGAAATGCCTGCTAAAGCAGACGGCGCAGCACTAGCAGTTATCTGTGCAACGTCTAACTTCGTAATGCCACGTATCCGTGGACTACGTGTACAGTCTGACTACTACGTAGAGAAGCAGCAACAAGTAATCGTTGCTACTCAACGCTTCGGATTTAGCGACATTATCGCTGGATCTGCTGTAGCTATCGCTACATACGATTTCTCGTAATATAGAGTCGTAAATAACGGGTGGCCTCGGCCGCCTGTTTTAATAATTGCATTTAAAGGAGTTCAACAAGTGGCCAGCCTAATATTAGTTTCAGACTATAAGCAATACGCAGGTATTACTAGCAACAAGTTTGACACTCAGATAAGCACTTTAGTTGACGTTGTAAGTGCAATTATTAAAACACATTGTAATAGGTCTTTCATAGACCATGTAACTACGGATAAAATAGAGTACTTCAACTCTGGAGGCGACTCCTTATTAGTAGAAGAAGTACCTATTATATCTGTAACCTCATTAAAAATACGTAGTAACCCTATTGAGCCTTACGTGTCCCTTACGGAGGACTCAGACTATATTGTAGAGGAGGGTGTAATAACTCGAATCGACTCTAGCACAGGTAGTAACAAGTTATTGCCCTCTGGTCCCAGGTCTGTAGAGCTGACATATAGAGCAGGGTTTGCCACAGTACCTAGTGACTTAAAGATAGCTGCTATGGACTTACTAACCTTTTATATGAAGAAAGAAGCTACTCAAGAAGTAATGATGATGTCTAAGCAGCCTAGCAACATATCTAGAGCTCATAATAATAAGCAGGTATCTAACTTCCCTCCTCATATTGCCCGAGTACTGAACTACTATAGAATTCTACTGTAATGGCAGCAAGGGATCTAGAGAAGCTAGCTAACGCATTCTCCAGGAACTTTATGTCTTCCAATCTAACAAAGCTTAGAAGACTAGTAAACAATAACTCAGATTACCAAGTTGTATTTGATAAAACCAGTATTCAGGCTAACTATAATACCAATATAGAGATATTTGAAAGAAGCGGTTCTGTTACAGGTGCCGTACCCTTAAAGGACTTTGAGGCACACTATAGAAAAGCTGTAAAAGAATTTACTAAGGCTCTAGACATGCATGCCCCAGGACTAAAGGGTAATAGAGGAAGAGCGGGAGAGGGGCAGTTCTCTTGGAGCTGGAATGGGGATAACACAGTACTAACTATCCGTAATATTAAAAACAGCCCTTTCACAGGTCAATCTACCCACTCTTTTCTCATACGGCTTAGAAGAGCTATGCAGGGAAAGGTCTTTGGGTACGCAGGTGTAACTAGAAGCCCTACCACCTCCCCCGGTGCAGATATTGGGCATATAACAGACCTAATACTTACCCAAATGGAAGATATATTCCAATCTAGTTTAGCGCAGGTTATACGAGAATTTGAGTCTACCCAGCAGGATAGAGTGGGAGTACTAGATATTATAGCTGAGGACATAAACTATAATATAGGCAAGGGTAACATACCTATTAAAATAATGATAGATATGCTCAAAACTATAGACGATACAGGGGAAGCCCAGTTAAAGGCTACTATAGGTATTGACGGCAATGAGATTATGTCTACAGTACAGAAATTTATGAAGGTAACCTACGAGGCGGCCTCCGATAATAGAGGAAAGGAAGAAAAGGAAAATTTAGACAGAGCCATGAAGCACTTTAGGTCTAAGTACCTACCAGCACTTATAGATGGCCTATCCGAGTATGCTTCTAGAGTACCTTGGGAAGAGCAAAAAGCCAGTCCAGCTATGGACCAGATGATAGATAATATGATAGAGGAAAGTCTATTCAAAAACTTCTCTGGGTCTAGCCGATATAAAACTGGGGCTAAGTCTAAGTCTAAGAGACTAAAAGCCTCCTCTAAAGTAAAACGTAAGACTAAACATATAAAGAAGCAACCTAAGAAAGCGGTAGCCAAGAAAGGGGACATTAGGAACTATATCCAAGACCCACGTGGACACTGGAGGTCTCCAACATCCCTAACTAAGCTTATGGACGGACTGATAAGTGCCACAGTTGCGGATAACATGGGAGCCCCTGCCCTGACTTACAGAACGGGTAGATTCTCGGAGTCTGTAGGTGTAAACGGCATAAATGTTACTCCCTCTAGTGTAGCTAGAAGGCACCGTCAAGAACAGGTCACAGCTTACTATACCTATATGAAACGACCTTACGAAACTTTTGAAAGAAAGGACAAATGGGGTGAGTTTAAGAACCCTAGAAGATTAATAGACCAGTCTATCCGAGAGATAGCTACTAGGTTTATACACGCAAGATACGATATAAGGACGGTTAGACAATGATAGGAAAATCAAGAGGGGCAATAGTTGAGGCTCTAGTTGAAAAACTAAAGGGCATTGATGGTTCTGGATTTTATAATATTGATGTGTCTAACAACGTAGAATCAAAACTAGTATTTTGGGACGAGCTAAACGACTTTCCTTTTGTGTCAGTCGTTGCAGGGAGTGAGAGAAGAGAGTATCTACCAGGTAACTTTAAGTGGGGGTTTCTAAACGTAACTATACGTATGTATGTGTACGACGAGGACCCAGTAAGTGAGCTTGAGAAGCTATTGGTAGACGTAGAATCTGTCCTAGACTCCAATAGACAACTAACGTACACTACTGGAATGGACACAACAGAGATACTCATATCCCAGATATCCTCTGATGAGGGTTTACTGGCTCCCTATGGAGTTGGAGAAATGAGTATCATAATTCAATATCATGTTCTATAAGTATAACACATCAACACTGGTTAGATCACTGTTTAACTCTTATAAGAGCAAGTATAACAAAAGGATAATATAATGGCTGTAAATTTAAGTAGAAATACTAAAGTATACTTCTCAACTGCTCCTCTAACTGGAGTCACCACTACTTACGGTGACTTCAACGCGAGTAATACTTGGGAAGTTCCTGTATTAGATGGTTACTCTTTTTCACAGAGTACTGCTACACAGGAAATTCAACTAGATGAGGCAGGTGCAACACCTAACCGTGCATCTAGATCTTTCAACACTGCAATCAACCCAGTAGACTGGTCTATGAGCACATACATTCGCCCGTACGTTTCAGCTACGGATGGTGAAGGTGTTAACACTATATCTGCAGTTGAAAAGTACCTATGGAACGCTTTCGGTGGTGTAGCAGCAGTTAATGCAGCAGGCTCCGCATGGGATGACAGTATCATCGGTGGTACACTTACTATGGAGAACTCTAACGCTCACCAAATGGAAAACTTCCATTTAGTATTTGAAGTAGACCAAGTATTCTATGTAGTTAAAAATGCTGCGATTACTTCTGCTGAACTAGACTTCTCTATTGATGCTATTGCTACAGTAGCTTGGACAGGTTTTGGGCAAGAGCTAGAAGAAGTTAGTGCATCTGGAACTTTTGGATCTACTGGAGTACCTGTAGCAGCTAGCGACAGTTTTATTACTAATAAGCTATCTACTATTGTACTACAAGAAGTAGGCGTAACTGGTACTCAATCTTTTGATGTTCCAATCACGGGCGGTTCTATATCCCTTGAAAACAACATCACTTACCTAACTCCAGAAGAGCTAGGAACAGTAAACAAGCCTCTTAGTTCATACTATGCAGGTGCAAGATCTGTTACTGGATCTCTAAGTGCTTACTTACGTTCTGGTACTGGAACAAACGATACTGGTGCTTTAATGAAGTCACTTACTGCTAATACATCAACGGAAAACTACTACAAGATTATAGTTAACGTTGGTGGAACAACTGGTAACCGTGTTGAAGTAACTATGCCTGCCGTTCAACTACAGATTCCTTCTGTAGACGTAGCAGACGTAATTGGTACAACAATTAGTTTCGTAGCACAGTCCTCTACTGGTACTGGCGCTGGTACTACATACGATATCACTGCAAACAATGAGATAGAGTTAGCTTACCAAGCGTAGAACTTACTTACCCGACAAGTAAATTAACCCTCTGCTCCCTTAATGGGAGTAGGGGGTTTTTTATCACCTATTAAAAATTTTTCTTGACATTTTGGTCTCCCCCTGTTATAATATTCTTGTGCAATACCAAAAAAAGAACCCACATTAGTGTGTTTAAGTTATATTAATATACAGAGTTCCCTCCTGCACAGGTAGGGATAGGAGAAAAAAGATGAGTGAAGTAACAGAGAAAACACAAAAAAGAAAGTTAAGCCTTTCTAGCCTATTGACGCCTTCTAAGACAGTAGAAGTAGATTATCCAGGCTTTCCCGGGTTTAAAATACAGTTAACGTATTTAGGCCGTGATGAGCTTTTGAAATTAAGAAAAAAAGCTACAACAACGAAATTCGATCGTAAGACTCGCCAACCACATGATGAAGTGGATGACGACGTATTCATGCAATTGTATTCTGACGCCGTTATTAACGGATGGTCAGGCTTTAAATACAAATACTTAGCCCAGTTAACACCAATTGATGAAACTGGTGTAGACGCACAAGAAACATTAGACTATACTTCTGATGATGCTTACATTTTAATGAAGCATTCTCCAGATTTCGATGGTTTTATTGCCGATACTGTGGGTGACCTTCAAAATTTTACTACGAACAGTTAGACGCTCTAACTGATCAATTAAGTTTATACCTACGTCATGAAGACATAGGTATGACTAAAGATCGTGTACTCGAATTGCATAGGCAAATGGGTACAGAACCTACTGAAGAAGAGTTACCTCCAGATATGGATGACTTTGCTCAGGAAGTTCAAGAAGCCTTTACTATATATGGGCTTCTTCAAGATCGTGTAGAAGGTATGGGAACTTATCTAGGAAAGGACTACAGCTATGTTAAAGACATGCTGGACGTTTATGCCTATGAGGACCCAAAACTCATATTGTTTTTAGTACGGTACATAGATAACGTCAGAGTAGAAATCTATAACAAAAAGATGGAAGCTAAGTCTAAATCTAAAAACAATAGGTAGATAGCCAATGGCCAGCAAGAACAAAAATATACAAATAATTGTAACTAGTAAGGGACTCAAGGAAGTAAAACGCGACCTTGTATCTATTCGTAAACTTACTGGCCCAGGCAAATCTAACAGTATCAAGGTTAACCTCAGTGTTAACCAGCAAGGCTTTCAGCAATCCGTGCAGAAAGCTTTCAATTCCATTGCGTCTAAGAAGATAAAACTTAGCGTAAACCAAAAACATTTAACCAAATCCCTTAATGAAGCTATTCGAAAGATAGAGGCTAGAGGTATTCGGTTAAATGCTGCCACTTCGGTTACCGGTAGTAGGAACGGGGACGATAAATCTACAAGTAAAATTGCTGCCTCTAACATGATCGGCGGTGTGGCGTACCAAAGAGAGCAAGCAGAAGCTACTCGCGCAGGCACCAATGCGCAGAATGATGGTAACAGAATCACTCAAAAATTAGGCGATGATTTGAGTGGGCTAAGCCGGGCAATTGATCATCTATCTGATACCACTAAAGCCTTCACGAAGAGCGCTACAAAGATGGATGCTATGATTAAGGGACTGAATGCTGAGCTCAAACACAGTAGGCGCGTCTCTGAGGCGTTGCATATTGTTATTAAGGCTTCGGCTAAGTCATACGCTGCAGGCAATAAGATAAACATGCAGGTAGCTAGGCAGGCGGCTCTAACTAACAAGAATTTAGAAAGACTAATAAGAGGCCTATTGCACTTAGAAATAGCTACTAAGAAGGGGCTTGGACAACCTACAAAAAGCGCACAAGGTGACTTAGATCAAATGGCGTCGAGAGCCCATACCAGGCGTAGTATATCCACTGGGCTTGGAATGGCGACAGGATTCGATCCGGGTGCAGATCCGGCTAAAAGTAGGGAGCGTTCACTATACAACCTAAATAAAAATATATCCCAGGCTCAAGAAGTGGGCTCTCCTACCTTTACGCACGAAAAGGAAAAATACAACGTTGCTTCGACTGTGGACATGCAGCATGCACTGGGGTCTGCTAATAAGCTAGCTATACTAGATAGTCTCAAATCAACGACTGAATCATCAAAAAATAAAAGTGGCGACGCATCAAAGATTGAGAACGATAAGGTTGCGAAGTCAGCTGCGAAATTGGCTGCACAGCAGAAACTGGGTACAGCTGCCGAAAAGGCTCATACTAAGGCGGTAAATGCCGATACCGCAGCACTTAATAAAAACATACAAGTAGACAAATCATCTAAAAAGGGACAGCAAGCACCTTCTAGGGGTGGTGCACCTGTAGCAGTTACGGGTGGTAAACGCCCAGTAGACTCCTACACGAGAAACCGCGGAATCATAGGTACTAAAGGCGGAGGGGGAGACTTCTCACACATGGCATCTGGTATGGGCGGCTTCGTTGGTGTGTACGCCGAAATCGCTGCTAAGACTTTCGCATTAGGAGCCGCGTTTAGGGCCCTTAAAGAAGCGGCAGACTTTGGAGTACTTATAGATGGTATGAAAGCTTATGAAGCAGCCTCTGGTGCCAGCTTATTGACCGTTGCTAGAAAGGTAAAGGAAATAACCCAGCACACCGTAGGTCTTAAGCAGGCTTCACAAAGTGTTACTATGTCTATAGCCTCAGGTTTTGATTCTTCTCAGATTGAGAAAATGGCAGTAGCAGCAAGAAATGCTGGTATGGCTTTGGGAAGGGATCTAGGCGATTCCTTAGAGAGAGTTATAAAAGGTGTTACTAAAGCAGAGCCCGAGCTACTAGACGAATTAGGAATCATACTAAGACTAGAAACCGCTTCTGCGAAGTACGCAAAAACTCTAGATAAATCCGTAAAAGAACTGACCATATTTGAAAAACAGCAAGCAGTACTTAATGAAGTTTTAGACCAGGCAGATAAAAAGTTTGGCCTTCTAGGTTCTCAGATGGAGGGCAAAGCCAACTCATTCTCAGCCCTGGCAGCCTCACTTACCGACGGAGCATTGAAGCTAGGTAACGATGCTATGGACTGGAATATGTTCTTCTGCTTGTGCTTTCTCAACTGCTAAGAAAGAACTTTGCTGCTATGGCCGGGTTAGCATCCTTCCTATTACGTGGTATAATGCCACAATTTTCCAAGTTTAATGATAGCTACGCTAAGAAAGCGGAAGGCTTAGTTGCAACTAACAAAAGACTTACAAGGTCTTTTAAGGATGCCCGTAGTGACGTATCCTCAATGCGAGAAAGAGGAGCCGAGTCCCTAGGTTCTGCTAGTGCAGGGGAGTACGAGCAGGCAATATCTAGTCAATTTAGAAAGGGCACTAAGCAAGGATCTATAGGACTCGCGTACTCGGGGGTTGTTGCAGGTGTTGACGCCGCGTACGACGAGCCTGAAACACTGGCCGCTAGTAAATTTATAGAAAAAGACCGATATGATGAGCCGGTTAAAGGTGCTACGAAGCTAACGCAAAGCCAGCAAGCAGCAAGCTATATGCAAAGGGAGCTTGGGGGACAAGTTACAGAGGCCCTTAAACAGGTAGATACTACTAAGGCTAAAACTGCTAAAATAGTACATGAAGGCTTAAACATTGATACAACGCTAGATAGAAGACAGCTACAAGACCTACAAAGTTCTTACTTAGCAGTTGAGAAAGCACAAGCAGAAGCTTTGGGAGATCCTGAGGCGATAAAGCGTACGACGAAGGCAATGGATAAGCACCTGCAGACTCTTAGTACTAGGTCCCAAGCAGCAGGAGCCAACGCTAACAAGTGGCAAAAGTCCTGGAGCAATAGCTTAAATGCTGTTAAGGTTGCCCACCTAGACTGGGCTTCCAAGTCCTCTCAGGCCAACAAGATAGTTGCGGAAGCGCAGACGCAGGTACAGAATACTTTCGAGCACGAAGGACTATTAGCTGGACTGGGTCACGCCAAGTCTAGAGCTATAGAAGTAAGAGCGGAATTAACTAAGATTATAGCTATGTCTAAGCAGGCTTCTGAAGAGGCCCGTAAGGCGTCCAAAGAAAAATACCGTAAAAGCAAAAGTATTGCTAAAACAGACGCTCTACCTAATAATAATCTAGATAGATCAGCAGGGTTACTTATTAAAACTAGAGCTGCGGGCAAGTTGGGAGATCGACTAGGCAATAAGGCACTAGACAAGTACCATGCTTCTAGTCAGGCGCTACTTAGAACTTGGTTACGTATTCAAAAGGCAGTAGTAGGAACCAAACTCAAAACAGTTCCATTAGTAGGGGCTGTAAAAAGCATGTCTTCTTTTGCTATGAAAGCAATACAAGTGGTAGCAGTAGTTACCATGGTAGAATCAGCAGTAAAAGGGCTATTTAGCGCTTTCGGGCTTACCACTAAATACGTGTCCAAGTCTATATCCTCTATGAAGTCTTTTGGGGATGAACTGGATTCCCAGCAGGAGAAGTGGAAAGGGTATAAATCCCAAATAGCTTCCTTTACCTCTGGGTTTGTGGGACTAGGGGATGCGGCTAAGCATTCCGCGGAGTCTCTTTCCTCTTTCTCTTCTGGATTCCAGAAAATGACTACTGATGCCTCTATAGCCTTTGAGAACTTAACATGGGGAGACAAATTAGGAGAGTTTTACTCTGAATGGACGTTCTGGAATGACTCCATGGATGAGCAGTTAGAAACTCAGGCAAAGAAGTTTAAGCAAGTTATACAGCAATCAGTTCATCTAAGGCAAGTAGCCTCTGCTGCAGGTATATCTACAGAAAATATAACTATGCTACAGGATAACGGAAAGCCTTCTGCGGAAATGACTAATTTTATTAGACATGCAAAGCTAGCCGAGGAGGCTGCTCGTAACTTATCTGGTAACATAAAAGGACTGGGCACAGCATACAAGGACTTAGGTTCTGCTACAGATGCCTTCAATAAGGGCATTATACCCAGCACTGTTTTTGATACTATAGTTAAAGGCACTAACACGGTAGTAAAAGCATTTAAAAGCTCCTTCTTAACTACGGAAGCTAAGTCAGGACTAAGAGATGAAATAGGTAAGCTAGCTATAGCAGCCCAAGATGCTATATCAGATATAGATAAGATGGAAGACACCTTTAAAGTTAAGATTTTCAAAGGCTCTAACTTTAACATAGCTGCTATGAAAAAAACGTTTGATGAAAAGGGAGATGTGAATGGCTATGAGAGACGGTTCACTGATGAGCGGCTTGAAGGGCTAAATAAGACGGAGCGCTCTGGAAAAAGAGGACACGTAACCAAGGAGTCCACGTCCAACTGGGCTGCCGCCTCTAGAGAGGAGCAGAAAGCTAGAATACTAGCTCATGCTGAAGCCGCTTTAAAATCTCAATTTTCCGAAATGCCAGAGGGCGAACTAGCAAAGATACAGGATACAGTTAGCAAGAAGATGGTCGCCGGTCTAGCTAAGCTAGAGGCTACTAGTACTAGTAAGGGGTACAGCAGTAAAGAACTGACAAAGCTGTACAAGGAAACAATGAAGGAGTCTGTTACAGACAAGGCACTTAAGAGCTACGGGTACTCTAATATAATAAGAAGCCAGCTTGATACCTTGCAGAACTCTACTAAGAATGCTATACAGCATTGGACAGGAAAGAACCTTAGTGACCTAGCTAACGTAAGCACTAAAGAAGAACTAGACACTAATCTGAAAAAAATGGGAGTAGCTTTAGAGGAGTATAACGCTAAGATGAGAGCGTCTCAGGCTATAGCACAGAATTTAAAAAGCGAGATAGCGGAGTTAAACTATAATAAGTCTAAATTTGAAAAGGCGGGAACTTCCAGCGCTTTAGCATCGTCCTTAATTACGCAGAACGATGTTATACGTAAACAGACTACGCTTCTTGTAAACCAAAAAGAACATATGGAAGCGTCTCTAGCGTTGTATCAATGTTTAAGCCTTCATGTACTATTTTAGCAGTTTTAGCCTTAGTAGTATCTA